TAGCTAAGACAACTGGAATTAAGAAAAAGGATATTGATAAAGTTCTCAGGGGAAACTCTGAAGCTATTAATTACTTTTTATCTTCAGGCCAATCTATTAAGGTTCTAAAGGATTTTAAGTTGCAACCTATTCACAGAAAAGAACGCAAGCGAGTTTATGATGGAATTCATAAGAGATATTATGACTCCCCCGCACATTACACACTGGCAATTACACCATTATCTAATATAAAAAATGCTATAGAGACTTTAAATGAAAATTAAGCCTTATGGCTTTTTTTATTTGGTAAAACATGCTATAATCTAAACAAAAGGGGCTGATGATAATAAAGGCGCTAGTTTTAAATGAATTTGTTAGAGCAGACTATTTTGTTGGTGATGATTTAGACTATTCTAAATCTAAGACAGGAAGTAAATTTAAGCAAGTTTTCGATAAGTATGGATTAGTAGAAGGTAAGGATTATGATTATAACTATTTTGTTCGTGATATTCCAAAGGCGGCCAAGGTATATAATAATCGGATAGTTTCTTACAAGTCGCCTTCTAGTGAACAGATAAAGAAAGCGAACTCTGAAATTGAAGAAAGAATAAAAGATTACGATATTATTTTAGTAACTGGGAAATATGGATTAAGCTATTTCTATCCTGAATATATTATTAAGGGTAAAAGAAAGATTTTGCCAAAAATGACTAAGCTATTATCTCATGATAAAATTGTTAATATTAATGGGAAAGATAGATTAATTTTACCAGTATTCTCTCAAGAATTAGTCGATATGGATAATGAAAAAGCTTACCCTAGGAATTTAGTTATTCGTAAACTTGCTTTGTATTTAAAAGGCTACTGGAATATTAAAACTTCTAGAGTGGGAAATTATAAAATTGCGGATACTGTTGATAAGGTTAAAGCAGTATTTGATGTTGCGAAGAGACATGTCACCGCTTGGGATACAGAAGATAATGGGTTTGATGCTCATCGAAAGAATAGTAGGGTTTTATGTATGACTATTTCTTTCAAGCCCGGAACTGGATATTATATACCACTAGCACATCGACAGTCACCTTTTTCTGAAGAAGAACTAGTCGAAGTAAAAAAGTGTATTAAAGAATTTCTAGAAGGGCCTAATATTAAAGTCGCACATAACTCTCGTTTTGATATTGACTGGATGATTTATAGAGGAATTGCTGACCATGTGCATAATATTAGAGATACTAAAATTGGCTATTGGCTATTAGTTGACCAGCGAGTCTCAGAAAGTCTACGGTTAACGGATTTAGCTTGGCAGGTTACTCCAATTGGTGGATATGATGATCCATTAGAAAGCTACAAAGATTGGTTTACTAGCACTTTAGCTTCTCTATGTTCCCAGATGTTAAAGAAGAAATATCGAGAAACTCATCCTAACTTGAAGGGGTTTGAATCGGGAACTGAATTATTGAATGAAGAAGATAAAGAGTTTCTGATGACAAATATTACTCCAGATAAGTTTATTGATGATAATCCTCTGTTGAAACTATTATCTAAGGCCAGCAGAGATAAGCATATAAATCTCAATAAAAAGATATTTAATGAGAAATATATGGATAAGGATATTCTAGAAGATGCTATTAATTCTGTAGTTAGTCTAGCTAATAAATGGCGAGTAGATACTAAGATAAAATCTCATTTTAATTATGATATCTTTCCTTTAAAGGTTATGTTAAACTATTCAGTAGGTGATGCAGATGCCTGCTTACAAATATATCAATGGGAAGAAAAGGTTGTTAATAAGTCTACTGATAAGATTAAATTTTTATTTGAGAAATTCTATCCAGAGTTTGTTTATACTTTAGCTAGAATTCAAAGTAATGGTGCACACCTTAATCTTGATTATACTAAAGAGCTTAAAAAGGCTTATGCAGATGAATCTGATAGAATATATAAGGAGTTATTAAAGTTTCCTGATATTAAGCAGTTAGTTGATATTAAGCAAGAACTTTATCTTAAAGGATTAGCAGAAAAGGCTAAGCCAACAAAAGAACGAGATAAAGAAGTTTATAAGTATTATAATAGATATAAGGATGAAGAGGATCGTAACTTTAAGCCTAACGCAGACAAGAAAACTTTGTTACTTGATGTTATGGGTGTAAATATTCCGGATGACGATAAGTTTAAAACAAATAAGGGAGAAATTAGTGTGGGATCAGAAACTATTTCTTATTTGTTAGATAATCTTCCAAAAGAATCAGATGCTTATAAAATTGTTGATTTATTGGATCAGTATGCCCAATCCTATAAGATTAAGACAACTTATACAGATACTATGCTAGATATTGCTTCTGATGTAGATGATAGTGTTCATGGAACTTTCAATGAAACTGGTACATCTACAAGTCGATTAAGCAGTAGTCATCCAAATATGCAGAATATTCCTTCTCCACATTCTAATAATATTCATGAGTTTGGTAATAGATATCCTATTAAAAGGCAATATAATTCTAGGTTTAAAAATGGTATTATATTTAACTGCGACTATTCAAACCTAGAATTACGGATATTGGGTTTAATTAGTGGAGATGAAGGAATGTATCATACTTTTATTTCTGGTAAGGATATTCATAAAGCAACTGCTTCTGATGCTTTTAAGACTCCACTAGAAGAAGTTACTAAGAGCCAACGTCAGGCCGCTAAACGGGTCTCCTTCGGTAAACTAAACAATGCCGCCTAGTATCGTGAGATACTTTGAATAACCCTGTTAAACGGGCACAGATGAATAATGATAGATTAAAACAATATTCTGAAAAGAGAGGCTAAACCCTATCTATCAAGGGCAGTGCTAACCTACCGTGCTAAATTGCTTTTATTTAATAAAATTATATGATATAATCACTATGAGGTGGTTATATGCAAATAACATTAGAAGATAGAAAAAGTTCTGACTATAAAAGAAAACTATTTACTAAGCTTAGAACAATACTTCTTCACATACATGATCGTTGTAATAATAATAAGAATAATGAGTACCATAGATATGGTGGAAATGGTGTAATATATTCTCCTGATTGGAACACTACTAATGGTTTTATTAAAGATGCTGATAGTATCCCCGGATGGAATGAAAATGAATTTATGAAGGGTAATCTTCAGCTAGATAAGGACATTCGTATAACGAATAATAAATTGTATTCAAAAGATACTTGTTTATGGGTTAGCCGATCTGCTAATATGCTAAATCAGCCTAGCCGAAAATTAAAATTTTGGGGATACAATTTAATAAGCAATCAGATAATTTATAGAGAGTATATTAGTAAAACTGCTAAGGAGCTATCTATTAGTAGTGCTGGAATATCTAATGTATTACATGAGCATAAGAAAAGTTGTTCTAACTGGATATTTTGGCTAGTAGGAAAAGAAATACCGAAAGTAACTAGATATACTATTCGGCATAATGGTATAGAAGTATATGGTTTTTCTAAGAAGGAAGTTAGCCGAAACTTTGGTAAAAGCCCCTACTATTTTACAAGTATTACACGATCAAAAAAACATTCTAGTGGAGAAGATTATTGGAAACTTCCTTTAGTAGATACAGAACTTTGGATTGAAAATGTGGACGTAGAATTTTATGTAAATAAGAGCATAAATGCCTAACGACTAAGTTTCTAGATAGTTATAGATTAAAGGTCTATAATGAAAACTAGATAAAAAATCCCTATATGGGTAGTAAAGCAGGGGTTCTTCTCTAACAAGGAAGAACATGATATAGTCTAATCCGTTTTAAATATAGCGAAAGCTACGGTATTTATAGGGTGTAACCTATAAGAAAATGATTGTTTATGGAATTAGTAAATATGGTCTATCTGTACAGTTAGGAGTTACTCCAGATGAAGCACAAGACTTCATTGATAAGTATTTAGATTCTAAGCCAGCAGTGGAAAAACTAATTAATGACGTTCATGACTTTGTTAAGAGAAATGGTTTTGTTGAATTATTATCTGGATTTAGAAGACAATTACCTGGGATCTTTTCCACAGATAAAGCAAGCGTAAGTTCGGCATTACGTGAATCTGTTAATACTTTAATCCAAGGATCTGGTGCTTATCTAACCAATAGTAGTCTTGTATATATTCAAAACTATTTAGAAAAAACTGGTAAGGATTCTAAACTTGCACTAACTGTTCATGACTCCATTATGGGGGACGTTCCTTATGATGAAATAACAGATGTATTACCACAAGTTTTAAATATTATGACTAATCTTCCTTATAGTTGGCTTAAAGTAGAGCATGATGGAGAAACTGTTAGATATCCTATTGACGCTGAGATGACCATTGGGTATAATTATAGTGACCAAGTTGACTTTGACTTAGAAGATTTTAATACATTTCTATCTCCTAATGGGTATATTGATTATTATATGCGACTAGATGAAATAGAAGCCAAACATGATAGTGGTGATATATCTGATGATGAGTATACTGCTGAAATAGAAACAGCTAAAAATTCTAAGGAAAAATATCGTAGTATTCCTTTACAAAATTGAGATAATATGCTAATATAAATATATGGATGGAAGGTGACTACTCTGAAAGAAATTGTAGTTTCTAAATTGGATTTTGATAGCTTTCGATTAAGAGATGCATATACTGGAGAGGTTGTTGATTATTCTTTAAGAGATGAATTAAAGGTTAATGAAGATAATTATGAGCAAGAGTATTTGAATCAGCCTGCTAAGTATGTTTATTGGCAAGCAGTTTATCAAAATCTTAAATCATATCAAGAATCTGTTGAAAGAGAAGCTGATATTGTTCATGCTAATGCTTATAATGAGTCATATAATTTCCTTAAAAAGGAAAAGGGGATTACAAGACCAACTAAAGACCTGATAGATTCTGCTATTATGCAAGATAAGGATTACCAGAAAGAACTTGAAAAGGTTGAGGAAGCGCATCGAGCGGTTGGTATTATCGGATCAATTGTTAAAGCATTTGAACAACGAAAAGATATGTTAATACAATTTGGTGCAGAGCAACGCGCTAATAGGAATAATTCAAATTAATAAGGAGGTGTAAGTAGATATACTTTAAAAGGTATACTACAAACACATGGCAAATCAACTAGAAAAGATTCTAGCACAATATTCAGAACAAGAAAAAGAAAATAGTAGCTCAGAGGGTATTAATGTTTATGATAAGTTAACCCATAAGGTAATTCGTGCTAATCAAGCGCCGAAGATGACCTTTCGTATTTTACCACCTGCTGATTTAGAAAACGGATTATTCTATAAGGATTATCGTAAGATTATGATTACTTCTCCACAAGGTTATAATTCAAAGTTTAGTAATTTTGTTACAGAGTCTCCGGAAGATCCGGAAAATCCTTTAGAAAAGGCAGTATCTGAATGGAAACGCCAAGGTATTCACTTTAATAAGTTTAATACAGGATTCCGGCAATCTTATTACATTCAAATTGTTCCAGTTGTTCAAAATGGTAATTCACTAGATATTAAAAAGGATGCAAATGGTCTACCAGATGTATATGTTTTAGATATTACTTCCTCGTTGTTTGACTTACTAATGAAGGCATTAGGTGAATCTGGTAATGACCCTGTTAATAATAAGTATTTTGCATCAGAGTTAGAAAATGACAATGCCAGTGACGCTAATCAAGGAAGTTGGAGCTTCTTATCCCCTAATATTGCTTATTCTGTAACTATTACGTATAATAAGAATGCTTCAAAAGCTTCTGATTATTATAACTTGTCAGTAAATGCAGG